TAAACCGTGACTTGTTTGAAACATCAAGCAAAGCCATCCAGAAAATTGAAAAAAAACATCAATGGATACCCGTTGGTGAACGGTTTCCTGAAAAAAGCGGATGTTATTTGGTTATTGTTAATGACGGACTAAACAATCCAGTTTGTGAAATTATCTCGTATAGAAACAGTTTATGGAATATTTTTGATCATGAAAAAGTAACCCACTGGATGCCATTGCCGGAGTTGCCAGAATGACAGATTTTAAATATTTGGGTAATTTTTCAGCTATTGAACCCGTATATACTCGACTAATGTATTGTTATGACTGCAAAGTAAGCTGGCATGGATGTTGGGACAATTTCACATGCCCACAATGTAATAAAGGTGATCTGCCAACCTCTGAAATCGATGGAAATATTTTTAATTTGAATATTTTAAAAACTAAAGCTAGAGATGCTTAGATGTCATTAACCGTTAAATGCACTAAGTCAAAAGAGTTTAAAGACGGAACGGTTTTTATAAAAGGACAATTTTATGAATCATTGCCAGTTTGGAAAGAATCACCACATACAGGAACGGAAGCTTTTGTGGCGTGGGAAGTGTTTCACGGAAACAATAAGCCAGCAAAAAGATTAATTTTATCATTATTTAGGTTGCATTTTAGCTAGCAGGAGTTGCCCCATGATTGAATTAAATATAGAATAATTTGAATTAATAAAGGAGTGGTATTGTTGCATAAAAGACACTACTAAAGACTATATTGAAAAAAAAGATGAATTACTTTACCAAAAAATAAAGGCACTTTTAATGGAAAATCCAGAAAAACCAGAACCCCTACCACTAGCCCGTGACATGACATTGCGCGACCATTTTGCTGGGTTGGCTATGCAGTCGTATATGCATAGTTATGAAAGTACAAAAACTAACATTTGTTTAGCATATTGGTCATATAAAATGGCAGATGCCATGCTGGATGAGCGTAATGGCAAGAAGCCTTAAAGAACAGAAACAAGCCAAACTTGATCAAGGCTTCCACATCCTAGAGCCGCCAAGGAACTGCCAAAACTGCAAGCACCTTGGCCTTGAGCATCGCATCGAATACCGCTGCAAACTGGGCGGTTTTCTTATCCGCCACCCGTGCGAATGCAGCTGCAAGGACTACATGCCATGCTATCAGAAAAGTGCAAAAACCACAGGTGAATAATGGATAACCTAATTAAGAAATGGCTTCGGTCAAAAAAGAAAGCTGAAATTGCTGTAAAGCACGAGGAAACAAGGGGATTTTTGGCAAAAGAATATGCAAAATTTCCTGATAAAGTCAGGCCTTCAAGAATGGAAGACTTTAAGCCGGATAATATTGTTTGGTATTGCAACTCAAGCATTGACTCAAATTTTTTTGACATTTATTGGTTAATGATATTAGACATTAGAGATAACGGAACATTTTATGATTCATGCGGATGTAAATATCATTATGACATTTATATTGATAAATTCTTTGTTGAGGACAAATAAAAGATTATATGGAAAATTATTAGTTTTGGTAAAATCCCTAGCCGCCTATAAGTTTTGCCGACCCACGGCTAGGGATTTTCTATGAAGCCAACACCGAACGGCTTGGCAATTTGAAACGCCATTATATCATCCCTTAGCCACAATCCCCGCCAACTCAACCGCCCTATTGCCCACTTGGTCGGCCCATTTGCTGGCTAGCATGGATGCAGCCGCCTGTGTCCATTCTTGCCTGGTCAAGTGGCTGATTGTGTCCTTGAATTTCATGAACCCGTCTATGCCAAGGTTGTATGCCATATCAATGATTGCCGCTTTACGGTTGTCAGAAAGCGCTGTAAAACAACCAAGCTGCACATTCAGCTCATGGATGGTCTTGTCTATCATTTCCTGCAACAAAACCCCGCCCTCCGTTTCCGTGATGCCCGACTTGCAGTAATGTGCCAGTTCAGAAGGTTCAAGCCGCAAAGGGTTAGCGTCCAAGTTGTAGCCATAGCCGATAGTCCTATGTCCCGCAGTGCAACGGTACAGGGTTTGCCTAAAGCTTTCGTGTTTTTTTAACAGTTCGTATGCGTTCATTTTTCCCCCTAAAATTGGGCGGCATCACACCGCCCAACCAACTTAAGCCGCTTGGTACTTGCTTTCAAAATCAGCGTTAGCGTCAATTGCCACTGTTCCGTCGGCATTTAATTTTGCCGTGCCGTCGGCGTTCTGAAAAACAAAATCAGAAACAGCCAAACCCGTTACGGCGGTGTTTTTTGTCACATCAACCACGTTGCCATCATCCAAGGTAGCCGTCACTTTCAAATTAACAATTTGGGCGGCAACAACAATCGGTTCTTTCAACACATAATTTTTCATCATATCTCCTACGCTTAAAATCCTGCCGAAACAGGGGAACTATTTTGACAAGCCCGAAGTGTCAACGCCCTTGGCCTTATCATAACTACGCGCCAACCCTAACCCCAACATGCCGCCAATCAGTGTTTGCAGCAAGCTGGTATCAACCAACGGGAACGGGGCGGGTATGCCAAAAGCACCCAATATACCGTTCATGATAGGCGACAAAAGCACTTGGTAGCCAATCCCCAATCCTGACACCCAACCGATAAACGGCCTCCATCCGGCCACAAACCAGTGCGGGTTAGCCGCTTCAGTGTTGTCAACGTCTATCTGTTTCAAAGTGGCGGCATACTCGTTCTGCATTTCAGTCAAGGCCAGCGTCATTTTGGCTTTCATTTCTTCATCCGCGTCCGGTGCAACCTTGTCCAAAATCTTAGTAACAAGGTTTGCGCCAGCGGCGATTGCATCATCTATTCCAAACATAATAATCTCCAAAATTGTTTAAGAAACTTGTTTAATTGTCATATAACTTGAGCTTTTTCCATAGCCCGATATTGTATTTGTATTACCATTTTTTAAAATATTTAGAGCCGCTCCAGTATTTTGATAAACATACAGCTCATATAAATTCTGCCCTGAGTTAAACAGATTATTTAAAAGCGTTTGAACCGTCGTTTTTGTTGCAGACAACGTGTTTACTGGCCCATCGGCTATAGAGCTTCCCGTGTTGCCATTCAAAATAAATAAAATTTCAGTTTGGTTTAATGGCGCTCCCGCACTTGAAACATCCCACATGATGCTTGCACCAATTTGGAATTGATGCAATGTCGAATTAGGTATTCTTAATGCCGTTGGCTGATAGACAATTGCAAAATAACCCGTTGTTATCAAATTGGTTAAATTTGATGGGCTAATAGACATCACAAAAACATTTGACGAACCGCCATTTGCGGTTGTTACTGAATAATATGTCCCTTTAAATTTGGGCGGTGAACTATTATCATAAATGTCAAAATATACAGTTCCTAATTTAAAATTTGAATTATAAGGCGTGTCTATATAAGAGCCATATAAAGGATATAATAAATCAGTTGTAAATGTGGCGGATGTTGTAGAGCTGGCAGGTATTGTTGCGTAGCCAGCGGCAATGCAACAAATGGTGGATACTACTGAAGCCGGCCATGTTCCATTTGCTGGGTTTGACGCGCTGAAATTGGTATTTGAAACTGTAAATGTTGTCGGGCTAGTTACCGTGGCGGAACTTGCGGGAATCGCCACAGGATAAAAATAATTAGCATTGGTATAACCGCTGTCTGTAATTCCGTATATTTTTACATACTGACCCGTGACTAAACCATGATAATCAGTGGTGGTAAACGTTATTGTTGATGCAGTTGATTTAACACTTTTGATTGAAATAAAATCAGTAAATTTTGATATATACGTTCCAGAAATGCCATCAGTGCTGCCATTCCATGCAACCGCCGTCGCCGTACCACTAGGGATTGATTGTGTTGTTTCCGATAGCGTTAAAGTGCAAGCCTGCACTAAGCCGCCAGAGGGGTTATAGTTGTTTGAGCCAACCGTCGTGTAATCAGCGATAACCCGGGATTGAAGCCCATTGTTTGAAATTTGTCCTGATTTCCTAGGCCCAAGCAAAAAATCACCTATGGTATTGCCATAAGCAATTGGGCCAAACTGGACAAAATAATTTATCAGAACACAATCAAGCCCGTTTACCCTATTATTTTGCGCACCGTTCGCCGCCCGTGAAACAGCATCAGTCGACGCGATATAATTAAGCACCGTCTCATAATGGCTACCAAACTCTATCCCAATATCCACATAACTATCATCCTGAGAAACGCATTTCACATTAGTAAACGTGCTGCTGCCACAAGACCCCAAATAAATTCCGCTTGTGCCTTGTGCGGCCAATTTGAATTTGTTTGATATTGTCCTGTCAACATAACAATAATTTCCGGTTGTTATTACAAGATTATCATTCCTTGACGCGCCATTTATGTTGGTTAATTGGTGGCCTGGCTGCGTTACAGGATAA